ACACAAACAAGCCTAGCAACACTTAGAGCAGGTACAGTTTATCGAGATACAACAGCAGGAAATGTTTTGAAAGTCAAGACTTAACATGGTAATATACAACAAAATGAAAAGGATTTAATTATGGCAGACGGTGGAATAATGGAAGCAGCTCTTATGAGCGCTGCAATCGGTGGTGGCACCTCATTAGCCACAGGTCAAGACCCTTTAAAAGGTGCATTATTAGGTGCTATTACTGGCGGTGCAACTGCTGGAGTTGGTGGTCTTTTAGGTACTCCCGCCGCTGCAGGTACTACAGAAGCCACAGATTTAATAAAAAATGCAATAGGTAATCCAACTCAAGATATAGTAGATTCAGGTATTTTAGGTTCACAAGCTACATTATCTCCATCAGTAGCTAATGTTATGAATGGTGTAGGTGGTACTAGCGCTGCTAACGCTGGAATTACAAGTGGATTAGATAACGCGGTTAGTAGTAATTTATATCCTAATTATGCTCCATCGTTAAATACAGTATCTAATGTAGCAGATGCAGCAAATACAACGGCAGACACAGTAGCTCAAATTCCTAGTAAATTAGCCGCTCAATCTTTACCTACACCCCCTGCTAACTTATCAAATGGTATTAGAAGTTTAGCAGGTATAAATCCCGGTGATACTGGATACTTAGCTAAAGGACTTAATTACTATGATACTTTATCTCCATTAGAAAAAGGTATAGGTGGTGTTGGTGTAGGTTATGGCTATGGTGCTTTAACTAAAAAACCAAATACAGTACCTATGTTACCAAAATATAATAGTAAACTAGCTGGTTATAACAGAGATGAATTTACACCTACTGACCCTACACAACCTAATCCATATTACACAGCGCAATACGCAGCTCAAGGTGGTTTAATGCAGGCTTATGCAGGTGGTGGCGCAATTGCATTTGACCAAGGTGGTATCGCAGCTATGGCGGGTCAACAAACTCCACAGGGTCCTCAAGGTCCTCAAGGTGCGATGTACCCACAAAGTCAACAAGTAAATACTCAATACGCAACACCAAGTCAAATGCCTACAAGTTCTGAAATAGTTAATTCAGGCTATGAAGCTACAACTAACCCTTATACTGGAGAGCCAGTAGGTTTTGCACAGGGCGGTGGCATCGGTTCATTAGGCGGTTATGCTCATGGTGGCAACCCTCAGTTACTAGACGGTCCCGGTGATGGTATGAGTGATTCTATCCCTGCCTCTATTGGTAATAAGCAACCAGCTCGGTTAGCGCAAGGTGAGTTCGTGGTACCTGCCGATGTAGTATCTCACTTAGGTAATGGCTCAACAGATGCAGGTGCTAAGCACTTATATAACATGATGGACCAAGTGCGTAAAGCTAGAACAGGTAATTCAAAACAAGGTAAACAGATTAACCCTGCAAAGTATCTAGCTTAATATGAAAGTACAAATTGTAGCTACTACATATATTCATCAAATATGGGACAAAGTAGAGCCTTATTTTGAAGCGGCTGAATTAGAAGGCACTGGGGACTGTACAACTTGTCAGTTAAAGTTACAAATAGTAAGTGGTTCCGTATCACTTTTGGTAGCCGTAGATGATGACGGTGTTATTCAAGGCGCGGCAGCCTTATCTGTGCAAAACCAACCTAACCATAGGGTAGCAGTTATTACCGCAATGGGCGGTAAAGGCATAGTAGATGCAGAAGTGTTTGAACAAGTAGTAGTCTGGGCCAAATCCCAAGGCGCAACAAAAATAAGAGCTTGGGCTAAAGATAGTCAAGCAAGATTATATCGTCAAAAAGCAGGACTTATTACTACGATGAACGTGGTGGAGAAATTAATATGATTAGCTTTAAATCCCTTGTACATTATTTTAATACTGCATTTACTTTTTATGTTGGAGGCGGTGGTGGTAATCCTGCTCCTACTACTTCTACTGTTAATCAAACTAATATTCCAGAATATGCTCAGCCTTATGTAGAAGGTATGTTAGGTGCTGCTCAACAACAAATATTTAATACTGACGCAAGTGGTAACATCTCAGGGTTTAAACCTTATACTCCATACAGTAATGACCCATCAAATTATTTTGCAGGAGCATCGCCATTACAGCAACAATCATATAATAGTGCAGCTAACCTACAAACTCCGGGTCAGTTCGGTCAAGCATCACAGATGTCAGGTGCCGCAGGTATGGGTGCATTTGGTCTTGCTAATCAAGCCGCTGGTTATGGTGGTGCTAGTGCCGCTGCAGGTATGGGCGGATTAGGCTTTGGTAATCAAGCAGCTGGTTATGGTGCTACAGGTGCTCAGGCTGGACAACAAGCTACAGGCTATGGTGCAATGGGTGCAGGGTTTGGGCAACAAGCTGGTATGGCAGGTCAGAACTATGCTAACCAAGCAACTAACCCAAACGCAACTGCGGCTTATATGTCGCCTTATTTACAAAATGCATTGCAACCACAACTTGCTGAAATTGGTCGTCAGTATGGCATTACAGGTACACAAGAACAAGGTCAAGCTACTCAAGCAGGTGCTATGGGTGGTAGTCGTGAAGCGTTAATGGCATCTGAGAATGAGCGTAATAAGAACACAGCGATGAACCAAGCGATTGGTACTGGCTATCAAAATGCATTTACTGCCGCACAACAAGCTCAGCAATATGGTGCTAACTTAGGTTTACAAGGTCAGCAGGCAGGTATTGCTGGTGCTCAAGCAGGTATTGCAGGTCAAGGCGCAGCGATGCAAGGTGCTGGTCTAGGTATTCAAGGTGCTCAAGCAGGTATGCAAGGTATCAATACTGCGCTTTCAGGATATGGTCAAGGTATCACAGGTGTTAATGCTGGTCTTGCAGGTATGAATCAAGCTAATGCAGCGGCTGGTACAATGGGTCAATTAGGTACTCAACAACTAGCAGCTCAACAAGGTGTTCTCAATACGCAAAATGTAATGGGCCAACAACAACAAGCGCAACAACAAGGTATCATTAACCAAGCTATTCAAAACTACGCTACTGCTCAGCAATATCCAATGATGCAGTTAGGTAATATGAGTAACTTATTACATGGTTTACCGATGTCTTCAACAACAACACAATCCTATCAAGCAGCTCCAAGTGTGGCTAGTCAGGTAGGTGCGTTAGGTGCAGGTGCAATTGGATTATCAAAACTAGCGGCTAAGAAAGGTGGACTACCTAAGCACTTTGAAAAAGTTGGCGGTGATGGGATTGATAAGATTTCAATGCATGAATTATTGAACTATAAGGAATAGATATGGCATATGGTAACCCAATGAGTCAGATGGCAGACGCAGCTAAGCTGTCTATTCCACAATTACAGCAAGCGCTTAGAGATGGTACGATTGACCCTCAAGTAGGGCAGTTAGTATTGAACTCAAAAATCATCGCTGATAAAAAGTATAAAGCAGCGATGCAAGCGCAACAACCAACTCAACCACCTGTGGTTGCCCAAAACGCTGCGTATAATCCGGGAGTTACTGGCTTACCTTCTAACCTACCAGCACAGACAATGGCTGGTGGTGGCATTATTGCATTTAGTGGTGAGACCGATGGGTCGTCAGTTCCCGTACCAGAGTTTGACCCTAACCAATCATTGTCAGCAAAAGATTATTTTAATTTACCGCCATCATTACGAGCGCAACATAAAGGTAAAGTAGTGTTTACTGGGCTTGATAGTCAAAAACAATATGAGTCCGCACATGACGCACCCGCAACACAAGCTGATTATGGAAGCCTAGCTCAGGATATTGGCGCTGTTGCTAATAGGATTAACCCAATAAGGCAGGTAACCGATGCCGCTCAAGAACTTGCCGCACGTAATATTCGCGGTGCTGGAGTTGTAGCTGATAGAGCTGTCCGCGGAGCGGGCGTTGTAAATCAAGGCATGCTTGATGCAGCTAGGTATACTAAGTCAGGGTTAGATAGTCTCTTATCACGTAGCGGGTATTCTGCACCAACACCAACCGCACCTGCACGGGCTACACAAGCTACTAGACCTTTAGCGGAAAGCCCAGATACCCCAGCAATAGCTGATAACAGATACATTGATTCATTGAACCCAAGAGCTAGCGCCGCAGGTGATACAAGTGCAAGCGGCGCTACCGCAGGTATTGGTGGCTTAGGTTATAAGCCTACTGGTTATGATACTAGCTATGCGGAAGGCCTTTTAAAAGGCGACAATAATCCTGAAACAGGATTACCATATACCCGTGCTGAACTATCCGCAAGAAACAAGCAAGAGTTTATTGATGCTGGTGGCGACCCTGACTTATACACTAAAGAAAAAGCTGCCGCTGAGAAAGCTGGCACTAAATCAGAAGGTAAGAGAAAAGCTGACGAAGCTGCTCCTTGGTTTGCTGTAGCTGAAGCGATGGGTAAAGCTAAATACAATCAAGGCTTAGCAGGTTTGTTAGGTGAAGGCGCTGCTGCATATGGTAATAAAGCTGGTGAGATTACAGATAAAGATGAACTACGTGCTGAAGCTATGCGTAAAGAATTAAGTCAAATTGGCTTAGCTCAAAACACATATAGCCAAGCAGTTGCTTCAGGAAACAGAGATGCTATCAAACAAGCCAAAGACGACTTAGAAAAACACACTACATTAATTGGCGCTATTAAAATGAAAGACACCGATGCTATTAATGAAGCATTGAAAACTGGCGCACAAGAAAAAACACAACTGCAAGTCGCTGGCATTGGTGCTGAGGCTTCTAGATATGCGGCGGATAAAGCTGACCGTAGAGTTAATGAAGTTACCGATAATATCATGAAGGACAATCCGGGTATGTCTAGGTCAGAAGCTGAGAAGAAAGCCTATGAAACTATAATGCCGGGTTTTGGTGCTACAGCTCAACGTGATGTTGCTTCTCAACGAACTAATATGACAGCAGAATTAGGTGCTTTAGTTAAATCAGGTTCACGTAAACCAGAAGATTTAGCTCGTATTAGAGTATTACAAGCCGCATTAGTTAAATTAGGTCCTGACGCTGGTGCTGCTCCTGTTGGTACAGACAGGTCATCATTATTTAAAGAAGTTAAGTAGAACATAGTATAATCTACATAATATAAATTAATTAAGAGGGCGTTATGCCTATATATAAAATCCAAGGTCCTGATAACCATATCTATCAATTTGAAGGACCAGAAGATGCTACACAGGCAGAGAAAATAAACTATGCCATGCAGCTGTATGATAAACGCCAAGCGGAAGTAAAGGCTAAGCAAAACAAAGGCACTGCTGGTGACCTACTTACAGCAGTCAAGCAGGGTGTAGCTCAAATTCCGGGTACTATTGCGGGTTTAGCTGATATCCCACTTGAACTTGCTACTGGTAAAAACTACATATCAGAAGCAGGGAATAAGCTAGCTGATATTACTGGTATCCATCCAGCTGAATATGCTAAAGGATTAGAAGAAGAAAAGTCTGCTAAATACCAAGCCGCACAAGCGGAAGTCAATGCCTTATGGGAAGCCAACAAACAAGGCGCAGATAATTATGGCGACATAGCTAAATTCTACGCCACCCACCCAGCACTAACAGCTACAAACGTAGCAGAATCAGCACCATCAATGTTACTAGGCGGTGTAGGTGCTCGCGCTTTAAAAGGTGTTGAAGCATTATCTAAAGGCATTGCTGGAGCATCAGCTCGTGGCGCTATTGGTGAAGGTGCGGTATCAGCAGGGCAGATTAATCAACAGCTTGGTGATGAAGGTGGTGGTAGTCGTCAGAAAGCATTGGCGGCTTTAGGTGCTGGTGTTGGTACTGGAGCAATTGCTGGAGCATCAGGTAAATTAGCTACTCGACTTGGTATCATTGACCCTGAAACATTCCTTGCGGGTCGTGCTAGTAACTTATCCCAAGCTGAACTAAATCAATTCGCAAAAGCGGCTGACCGTGGGATTGCATCTCGCTTAGGTTTAGGTGTACTTCAAGAAGGTATACTGCAAGAACTTCCTCAATCAGTTCAAGAACAGATGTTCCAGAACTGGGGTGGTGGTAAACCAATCATGGAAGGCGTTGCCCGTAATGCTATAGAAGGCGCATTAGCAGGTTCTGTCATGGGCGGTGGGTTCAATGCTATCGCTGGCAATCCAGCTAAAGAACAATTAAAAGCTCAGCAAGACGCACAGGCTGCAGCGGCACAAGAACAACTCGCTCAAGAACATCGACAAGCTACTGGGGTAATGGAACAGCAACCGATGTTCAACCAAGCGCAAGCACCTGAACCTCAAGGTCCAAGCCAAGCTATTGTTCCTGAACCAACCACTACCCCACCAACTTTTGGCTTTGGGGCTGAAGGTGAGTTTAATAATGTACCAGCTCCAGAGGTCGCTCCGGGTCAAGAAGATTTATTTACGGGTAAGGGTAAGCCCTCACCTGCTGCGCTTGCGTCGGTTGAAGCGGCTCGTATACAAGGACTTCCAGCACAAATAGCCGAATTAGCAGCTACTCCTGAAGGTCGCGCTGAACTTAGTTCAAATCGCAAAATGTATTTCCCAGACCTTACTACTAAAGAACGTAATGCTAAGATTGTAGAAATCCAACGTGCAGGTGTTGCACCTGTAGAAGCAGCTCCAGTAGTTGAAGGTACTCTAACACCTGAGTTATTGAAATCATTCGGTATTAAAAGTGGACCTAACTATAAAGCATTGGTTGGAGGAAACCTAGCAAGCCCATCAACTTACAACTTGCTTACAACAGCGGCAGCATCCAATACTGAATTTGGTGTTAAAGCCAACCGCATATTAGAAGCATTCCCTCAATACAACCCTAATGCGGTTCAACCTGATTTATTTGGAGTTCCTAATGCCCCTCAAGCTCAAGCAACAGAAGCCCCAGCCCCTAGCCAACCAGACCTCTTTGGTGTTCCAGAAAACAATATACAGCCTCCTGCTAACGAACCACCAGTTGAGCCAAGCGTGGCTGAGCCTATACAACCAGACGAAACCCCGATTGAAAGTACTCCAGAACCTGTCGGGGGAGGAGTGGGATTACCTAGACAGCCTGCTGTTGGAAGAACTGGACAACCTGCAGTTAGCGTACCAGCACAACCAAGTGCATTAGCTAAACAAGCTGCAGCGACTTTAAAGAAAGAACCACTTGCTACTGCATGGAGCTACATGAGTGATACTCCATTTGCTAAACTATCTAAGATAGGTAAAGACCGTGTGCGCAGCGCACATGAGTATGGGCTTTTAAATCAGGAAGTTGCCGATGGCATTATCGCAACCGAATCTAAAAATGCACGGACAGAAGCGGCTAGTAAAGTAAACAAACCTGAAGCTCCTCTTGATGAAGCACCAGCACCAGCTAATATAAACCCAGCGCATAAAGCAAATTCTAAGTCAGAATACCAAGAGTATTTAGAAAAGCGCAGTCACGAAGTTCAAGCGTTAATTGATACTCTATCACCTGCGATTTCTAAAGAACAAGCACGTTCAGAAGTAAAAGAAGCAATAGTTAAATGGAAAAAACGAGCTGAATCTGGAGAACAGGGGCGGTATGGCGAAGGGGAAATTGAACAAACTGTCGAGTACTTTACTGAGGACCCCCTTGCATACGCTGACGTTATCCCTTTGTCCGCTAAAGTAGTCGATGCTTTAGATTCAGGCAAGAACAGACTAGAAAATGCTTTAAATGAATTGGCCGAGATTGAGGCTGAAATTAATATTGCTAAATCGCAACATAATATGTTGATGTCTGGAAATTATAATAGAGCAATTGATACCTTATTAAATAATGAAATAAGTCCAAAACATGAACAGTTATATCGCGCTATAGCCAATGGTAATACAGGTAATGTACTAGCATGGATTGCAAAAAATGGCTTTCGTGGGGCGGACCAATTAGTAGCGAAGTTACTGCTTAAAGGAAACATACTACCGAGAATAGAATTTAGCACCTCGCCACAAAACAGTATTGGGTCCTATTACGCGGAGTCAGATGCCGTTATTATTGATTCAGGCTATTTCCTACAAGACCATATTAATACTGGCGATTTGATAAAAACAATACTACATGAAATAATCCATTCAGCAACGGTAAACAAGCTATCAAAAGCAATATACATGAGTAGAACACTTCAATCTGACCCTGACTCACTAAACAGAGCTGATAAACATTATATGCATTCGTCAGAGTATTCAACCGCGCTGAACATCATTGAGGTATTTGATTGGCTTAGAGCGAACCACCCTAAAACATTCCACCCTGCTATGCATTATGGAGCTACAAACCCATTAGAGATGATGGCTGAATTATTTGTCAATCCTACGTTTTACGAAAGTTTAGTAGGTATAACCCTTCCAGCAAACTTAGTTAGTAGACAGCCTATAAAAGGAATTCAATGGTTTGTCCGCGCTATTAAACGTTTAGTAGGTCTTGATGCTGCGCCTGATAGTGCCATAGCTACAATTATGAGCGATACATTAGCGCTAACTAAAAAAAGAGAGTTTGAAAATCGTGTACTTCGCGCTACCCATGAAGAAACGCAAGGTAGAACTATACATTACATGCGATACCCACTTCCCGGAAATGGTAATGACGAAAATATAAACCCAGCGCAAATTAGCCCAGCAGCTCAAGCACAGGCACAACAAGCTATTAATGCTATGTCAGGCACATTGGTTCAGTCAGCGCCAAAAGTAACTACCACACCGACACAAGTAGCTCAAAACATCGCTACCTCAATGGTTAAAAATCCTACTGGTGCGTTAGGTATGATTGAGAACATGGCTAATAAGGTTCGTACACTAGCAGTTGATAAGGCAGCGCACTTGTCAGCATCTATTCAAGACCATAACAACGGTGCCTTCCGTGATATTAACGGAGTCATGCGTCAAGACATGGGGTTAAGCGCGGCTAATAACATGCAGAACTATATCAATGCGATATATACACATGGCGGTATTGAAATTCAAGCCGATAAATCTATTCGGGTCAAAACAGAGAAGCACAGCATTGATAATGTATTCCGCGCGGGTCAGAAATTAGCTGAACGTATTGGTGTTGAAGATGCTCGTAAGTTAATTACAGGTGCGTTCTACCATTACCGTGCTGAAGCTATATTGAAGTTACCAAGAACTGAGTGGCCTAAGAACTGGTTAGCTGACCCTCGCATGATTCCAACGCCTACGCAAATCAAAGCGGGTATGGACGCATTTAAACAGTTCCCAGAATTAGAGAAAATGCGTACAGAGTTTATTGGTTCTAAAAACCAAATGGTTAAGTTCCTATTTGACGCAGGGTTCTTATCGAAAGTAAAATTCGATGCCTTCCTAGCAGATGATTCATACGCTCCTTGGTTACGCCTAAAAGAATACAGCGATACAATTCCCGGACTAGGTAACATGGGTCGTATGGTTGATTTAAGTCAGATGAAGGCATTGGTCGGTGGCACAGAAGAAGTGAATGACATGCTTGAGAACATGGCACAAATCATTGGTTGGTTTGCACGTTCAGGCATTGCAAATCATACCGCTAACCAAGCCCTAGGCGTAATGGTTACTATGAATAGCGCTAAGAAATTTAATGTAAGACCGACTAGCGGTGACCCAAGCCATACAGTAATGACTTATGTAGATGGTAAACCTACGTTTTGGCAAGTTGATAACCCATACGACTTAGCTGCATTCCAAACAGTTAAAGGGTTAGATAGTTCTGTGATGCGCACTATTGGCAAGGCACTGGGTACACTACGTGCAGGGATTGTTTTATTCCCAGCATTCCCATTACGCCAAGTTATTATGGACTCGCAACGTGCCTTTGTGCAATCAGGTGTAGAGCGCCCGTGGGCTTTGGTGGGTAAGATATTTAAAACATTCTTATCAGGTGAAGCATATAGAGCGACGGATAAAGATATTGAAACACTTAGGAAGTATGGTGTAGTAGGTGGTGTGGACTTTAATGCGCATGATACTACTCGTGGTCGTGCTAAACAGTTTGGACTATCAGAACCCGGAAATTCATTGACTGATAAATGGATGCGTAGTCCAGCATATAATGCCTTACATACATTAGCGTATAGTGCTGACTTATCTGTGCGTCTTGGTATATTCCGTCAGACTATGGAAGAAACAGGTGATGAAGTACTTGCGGCAACTCGCGCTCGTGAAATTATTAACTTCCAAAAGGCAGGAACGAGTGAATTAATGCACACGTTAAAACAAACTATCCCGTTCTTGGGTGCGTACTTACAAGGTATGGATGTGAACTACCGCAGTATGATTGGTCGTGGTAACTCTATGAAGGCACGTAAGGCAGCGGCTGCAGCGTACTGGGGTAATATGGCTATGTACTCAGGATTAGTAGTTGCCTATACAATGTGCATGTCAGGCGATGATGAGTATGAGGACCAAAAAGGGTTTATTACTGACCGTAATTTCTTAATTCCGGGTGTTGGTCTATTGCCAGTACCAACCGATGTAGGCTTCTTAGGTAAAGTTATCCCTGAGCGCATTACGGACTACATACTGCAAGAAGGTACAGCAGACCCTGAATCAGCAGGTCGTTTACGTTCAGGTATATTGCAAGCGGCAGCGGCAGGCTTCTTACCACCGATGGCAGTGTACGGCATTACTCCAGTATTAGAAGTTACATTCAACAGAAGTTTCTTCTCTAATATGCCTATTGTTGGGCAGTACTATCAAGGGCTAGAACCATCACAACAGTTCTCCCCTAGTACAAGTGGATTTGCAAAATCAATCGGTGCGGCTATTAACCAATCCCCATTACAAATCGATTACATACTAAACGCAATTGGTGGTACTTCTGCAGGTGCGCTACTTCAGTTAGCTGATGTAATGGCAGGTGATGGCAAGATGGCGAGCGATAAGTATCCTATTATCTCTACATTCCAAATGAAGACTGTTGGTGGTCGATACGCTGAAGAATATTATGCAGTTAGAGAATTAACTGAACAGGCATATAAAACACAACAAGCAATGGCTGAGCGTGGTGATGAAACTGGTCGTGAAGAATATTTGGCTAGACCTGAAATACAAGCAAGGATTCAAGCTAGACCGGGCGTAGAAAACATTCACAACATGCTAAATAATGTACAGCACCAACGTAAGCTGATTGAGAACTCTGACTTAGACCCACAAGCTAAGCGCGATGCTGTGAATGCACTGCTCGCTGATGTAGAGGCTAACCTTAAAGAGTTTGGAATACGTCAAACTAGAAGTGAAATAGAATAAAAAAGACCCTGACCGAAGTCAGGGCTTTAAGGGGTATTACGGAGTATTACGGAGAATAGACAGAATGCAAAACTGTCAGCACGGATAATACTATACTAATCAACATTGGTCAACACTGGATTGTATTGGACACTACTGGAGCTTATCTAGTACGCCAGACCATTACCCCTAAGTAACCATCTTCAATTGCATTCTTAGCTTCTATCTCTATTTGGATACTACGTGCTACTCGTTTAAGCAGCGATTTAGTTTCCGAAGTCTTTAGTGTAGGAACGAAAAGCCCATCTTTCACATCGAGGTACTCGATGGGCACTTCCATTTCAATACCATCAGGCAGGGGTAGTATCATCTGCCACATCAGTTACATCTAAGTCATGCCACATATCCATATCAAGTCCAACAGCATTAGTGTCGAACTCAATCGCTCGTGTAGAACCTGCAACAACACCAGTACCTACAGTCAATCGTTTAGATACTTGGAACCCACCTGACAATGTAAGCAAGCTATTGAATGAGAACTGCCTAGCTACACAATAATCACGCATGGCTTTTGCTACGATATACAACTTGCCAGTATCCGGCTCGTATCGCGCTACGACCTTGTTGATATTCCTGTTCTTAGGCTGTGCATATAAGCCGTTCGCGTCAGGTAGTGAATCAACCACCAAGATATAGCTATGGTTTTCTACCAAGAAGTCTGATAACAATGCATCGAACTTAGTAATACTTTGCTCAACTTCATTACGCATTTTATCAATCTGAGTAATCATCACTTCAATGTTGTTGTTAATATCCCAATCATGTAGCCCTAGTTCTTTAGCGATAAATGCCATTGTATATGCACCTGCCACACTAGCTGACCAGTTACGTTCTTTACTGGTGAAGTTAAACTTCGCATCCATCTTACGTTGAACTTGAGTAACCATTGCTTCTAGTTTGTCCTCATTCTCTACAAGCCATGATGCTAACAAATGTCCAGCCACACCAAAGTTCGTTTGCATGAGTGGGAATATCGTATCTGCTGTTAGCTTAGGAAGGACAGGTGTACCACGCATATCGAACTCAAACAGACGCATGTTCTCACCTTCGGCAGAAGCTTTTAGTGAACCTAACTTATCACGCATTGCGGCATTGGCTGTAGCAAAGGTATTGAGGTTCCATGTAGTATTGTTTACACGCTCTACACCAGTAATAGTACTGCGGTTCTTACCACGCCCCATCGTAGCCATATAAACAATGTCACTACAAACTTCAGGTGACTTGTTGGTAAACTCATCTAGGAATAATGACATGCTATTAAACACACCCATACGATTAACCGTTGCATTGATTGTATCGTGTGGCATAGATAGCATCTCGCGTGGGTTACCCCATACGCTATTACAGAACATACCAAGCGTTGTTTTACCAATCCCTGACTCATCGCTGATTAGGGTGGTAAGCATGCCGTGATGGTTGATTGCTTTCATTAGGGGCGAGCTTAGCGCCATGAAGAACACAAACTGGTGTACCTCAAAGCCTGCTTGGTCGTATACATCTGCAACCTTACGCCATGATGCCATGTCGCCTTCCATACGGAACATGTTTTGGTAATTGGTTGTAGCGTTTGATGGTGGGCAATTCCTGATGCCTGCCTTAGAGTACTCACGCGCTCCTAAAATAAATGACTTGTCTTCTTGCCAACCCATTTGGGTTCTTGCTTTCTCTTCATTTTGCATTCTTTCTAACTCCTTTGTTGATGCTATTAAATATCGGCTAAGTTCGGCTAGTGCCTTATCCTCAGCAGCGACTCCTTGACCACATATTATTTCGCGGAGTTTATCTCTTGACCCTACTGCCTTAAGTGGGATATTGAAAACTCTTACTCCGTCTAATGGCAAGTGTAGTCGGCATGCCAAAACCTGACCTTCTTCAGGGTCATATAATCTAGCATAAGCATAGAAGTCGTTTTGATATAGAAGCACATCTTCTGTGGTTCCATCTTCTAGCCTAGTGCTTTTGTACAGCCCACCATTCTGCCCACGTATGTAAGGGCTAGGTGGTACTGGTATTGTTACTTTACTTTGGCTCTTATAGAAAGCCGCTAATGATGCGTCAATCTTGGCTATGTCTACTGAATCAATTGGGTCTAGGTCGGCACTCTCATGATGCTCAACTGGTGCTAACTCTACTACTTCTTTTATAACAGGTGCCACAATAATAGGCTCAACTGATACAGTAACAGGTGCTACCGATGCAATAATCTCATTACCTAATTGGATAGGGCTAGTAATCTTACCGAAGCTAGGGCAGTTACTACATATACCTGAACGCATACCATCAAAGGTTTTGCATGTGTAAGGACCTTTAGTTTGGTCAGCCTTAGCTACAGTAGAATCAAAGTCATAGTCAGGGTGGTCCCTTGAAGCCGCATGGATTGCTATTGTACTATCTGAACACACTTGCGCAACGGACAGTACGGCTCGCCACATGGGTTCATCAATGTTCGCTTGGTCAACAACAGCCTCTAATAGTTGCTGACACCCAGCACCTGCCTGACTTCGTATCATGATTTTTCTAAATGATGACATTGAATTGCCAAGCAATGCTTTTGTTACTGCGCTTATTTCTTTCTTAGTAGGTGTTCCCGGAAGTTTGATTACTTGCGAAGCGGCAAGTGATGCGTAGGCTACTTCGATTAATCCCTTGAACCCGTCAAACATTACCTCGCCACCTGTCATTACGATAGCTACAGTTGATGACGGATTGAAGCGGTAGTTCTGTGTATTAGGTATGCGTAAAATACGTGCCGCATCTGCGGTACATGCAGGGTCAATACGCAAGCCATCAGACAAGCATAATGTCTTTAACATATCGGCCACAGGTTGCCATGTGTCCTTATCAACAGCTTCGTCTAGCACCCAGTACACGTGCCAACCATTGCCTGAATCTACAACCGTTGGGCGTGGAAAAGAATGCCGTTCGCAAAACTGCGATATAGCTACAATGCCATCATCTTTGTTGGCGTAGTCTTTAAGGGGGTCTTTGTCTTTACAATCTACGTCAAGCCAAAAGGCTTTGAGCCACGCCACATTACCTTGTGTCCGTGTTGAGGCATCTTTGAAAGTTGCCATTGCGTAGTATGCGTTTTTACCTGCCTGTGATGCAGCTAGTCCAGCCTTAACAAGTTCGTTTTTATCGTTGTGAAACGTCTGTACGATTGCTTTGTCGTGAATGGTCGTGAGGCAGTAGGTCCCAATAGAAGGCACTACGCTATTAATTAGCGTATCCATATCAAGCCTCTACTAAAATAATTCTAGTTGTACGGGGGCATTAGGGTCAAAGCGCGAATGTAACTCCGCTGTAAGACTTGCTAAATCGATATAGTAATCTTTGATTAAATTTGTTTTTTGAATGGCTATTGATATAAGCTCTTGATTGGTAAAGTTTTTGTATTCTGTTTGCATTATCAGACTCCGTTTGGTAAGAAAAATACACCCATCCGCAGGGACAGGTGTATCGATTATATTACTATTCGCCCCATGCCGCTAGTACATTGCCAATCTTTGCTGACCTTGTATCTGCTTCTGCTGGTGTTGCCTTTTTAGGCGCTGGGATTTCATCCTCTTCATCAGCTACTACGGCTTTTGCTACTGGCTCGTCATCAACTACTGACGCTACGAAGCCTGATGCTTTTGGTTTAGCCACCGTATCTATCACTTTTGGTGCCGCGATTGCTGCTACACCTGTATCTGATTGATAGGCATTAAGACCAATGGCTTGCTCTGCTTCAGGTGTATCTGATTGACTATCGACAATCTCTTGCTCATTAGGCTCTAAGAATCGTACTGGAGAGAATACCAATTTAGGTGTTGATGAGTCTGTATCAAACTCCATCTTAGTTACTACAGAATCTACACCCACACGGTTGCCGTGTAACATACGAGCATACGCTTCTAATGGCAATTGCTGTGTGCCGTTACCCTTACCAAAGATTGATGTAGCAGGTAAGATGATTTGGTATACATCACCACTCATATCGCCTTCAAGTACAACAGCTAAACGGCGTTGATAACGACAAGCACGTGACTCACCATTACCTGACCCAGCGATGTTTTGTGGGCATGCCGCGCATGTTGCAGCTTGTGGTGTTTTAGTACCTACGTTAGGTCGGATACCATCGGTTGCAGAACATGTTGGTGCTGATGCTTGACCACGTACATACGGAACTGCAGGGTCATAATAAATACGGCTATTAGCAGGTGCTGTACTAACAATAGCGATGTTCATTGAACGGTCAGTATTCTTAGCAATCTCTTTACCACCTACCATCATACGGAACACACCGCCCTCAATCGAGATACGTTTGTTCGTAGGACCTGCACTTGATAAAGCTAAAGTTGCCGCACTTAGTTGGCGGTTTGCAATGTGTGCTGGGATAGCACTTGCATTAAACATTGTTAATGATGTTGTCATTCTATTCTCCTAGTGACTTAAACTTGATTCAATATATGTATCTAAATCTGACTTACGGTACGACACACGGTTGGACATTTTAACAAATGGCGGTCCGCTTTTATCTCTACGCATGCGAGCAAGTGTTGCGGTACTCAGCTTCAAATAATCACATGCTTGAGAAATAGTTAATAACTGGTTATCTTGTGGGTCGCTCATTTATAACTCCTTACTCTTTGTTGGTTTACGAATTGAGATTGCATATTCCCTGTCGATGTTCAGACTAGGTGGGTAGTCATTAGGATGCGCGGCAATCCATTCACGCATATTAGTTTGTTGGATACGTTTCTCTAGTAGGTCTACTGCACCAGACTCAATTATGTAGGCGTGTAATGCAGCCCAATCACCTGTCCAGTAGCGTTCCTTGATAGTTTTTGTAACCGTGCCGTTATCTGTCCGTACTGATTCTAGTTGTTGCTCTTTCATCATCTCTAAAATCGTTGCCCGAACATCTACGCGCTGTACTTCTATTTCATCCATTTTGCTTTGTAATTCTGCTAATGCGGCATCCATCTTACGATGAATAGACACTAACTTATCTATTGTAACAGCCATATCATTCTCCTTATTTCTACAGCAGGAAACCATTGTACAGGTATCATACTATGTCGTCAAGTGTTTTATGATATCTATTCGTTTAATATGTTGTTATATAAATCAATCAGTTGTTGATGTGAATCCACCTTACCATTCAGCATTGTGTACATATGGCTTTCTGCTGGACTACCTTGAATCATTATTACTGTTACCTTATGGTCTTGTCCTTTACGATGCGCTCGTGCGTTTGCCTGTAGATACGTTTCTACACTAGAAGTCGGGCCAAACCATACTACCGTATTAGCCGCTGTTAATGTAATACCATGTGCCGCCGCTTGTGGTTGAATAATTAGTACACGTGGGTCAGGGTTCTCTTGAAAGTTTTGGATATGCGTTGCGCGTTTGTTTGCCGATACTGCTCCATTGATAACCGCACAGGATATTTTCTTCTTGGTCAAGAACGCTTCAATAACTTCAATCGTATGCGTAAACGGTGCGAACACAATAACTTTCTTAAGGCTCTCGTCAATCACGGCTTCTAGTTCAGCCAACCTATTGCTGATATCAAAGTACAGCGTAGTACCATCATCAGAATACACAGCACCACATGATATTTGTAACAGCTTGTTTAACTTAGCCGCCGCATTAACTGCACTGACTGACTCACCTGCCGCTTCAATTAGCAACTGCTTACGTAACACTTGGTAGTACTTCTCTTGTTGTGGGGTCAATGGCACCTCACGAGTTTCATATGTAATGTCAGGTAGGTCTAAGCATTCTTCTTTAGTAAATCGTATCGCAGGTTGCAACGCTTTAAATACTATGTCCTTAGCACGTGGTCTAGGTATCCATTTGAACGTGGTAATCTTTTGCATCACTAAGTCCTTCCATCCACTATAAAACGCAGGCACGTTTAGCGGACTAACTAACTTAGCCAAGCCATACGCATCTTCGGGGGATTGTGCCGCAGGTGTACCTGTCATTAAGACTAACCGCATCTCAGGTGTAAGTAATTGTTTAAACGCTTTCCATCTACGTGTTTGGGTAGACTTCAAAGCATTGGCTTCATCTACAATGATGCAATCGAACTTAGCATCTTTTAATTCTTGTAGCACAATCTCAATCCCGTCAAAGTTTAGTATCACAAACTCATAGTTGCCTTCAATCACACTACGCCTTGACTTGGGTGTGCCATGTGCAATACCAACTGACCTGTGCGGAAGTACTTGAAACAAATCACGTTGCCATGCAGGTCGCATAATGGACAACGGGCACACCACTAGCACCCGTTTTACCTTACCTAAATTCATCAGGTAGTCTATTGCCCATGCCGCGCTTGCCGTTTTACCAACACCCTGCTCATTAAATACAAAGCATTTAGGGTTGTTAATGATAAACCCTGCTGTTTCTTTTTGATGAGCCATTGGTATGAACCTACCACTCCACTTATAATCTCTATGGATTATAGATGGTACTTTCTTTAGCCCTAGTTTAGTAAGAGTTTCTGAGTTATCAAAATCCCACTTAACCATTATTTCATGCACACCCTCTGATACTTCACCTAGGTAGGCACTTGACTTTATTACATCTGTAAATCGCTCAGGTCGTCTGACAGTAATCAGCAACGCTTTGTTGTCTATTATCTCCATGCCCCATCCTTATTTTTTCTCTCCCTTTTTGTGGAGATTTTTCTTTTCATTTGCATTAACTGAAATTAGTTTAAGGTTACCCTTAGCTGTTTTGCCACCAGACTCAAGTGGTTTAACGTGGTCTATCTGTTTACCTTTTCTGTCGATTCCTAGTTTATCATACATTCGTCTAGCTTTGGCACGTTCTCCCTGCTTTTTATCTTCACCATTAGCTTTCTGATATAACCATTCACGATGCCACTCAGGGTCGCCTTTAGGTAGGTTTGGTTTTCTTGGCATAACTTACTCCTCGTCTAAAAATATAAAGATAGGAGTTTGTTCTCCCATGTAGCTACCATCGATGTTGAAGTCAAAGAACTCAAGTGCTTCTTCTTCGGTCATACCATCGCGTTCCATTAGTATTTCAATGATAGCGGCTACATTATAAACTACTAACTCTTTTGTCGTCTGCCCAATTATGGCATCGTCATATCCATCTGCTATCAGCATTAGTATCTCCTTGGTTTCGGTCTATGGTGGGGGCAATCTGTTACAGGACACCACGGGCATAGCCCAGTAGGGTTCTCATGGTACATATTCATATTAGCTGCGGACTCCATCTCTTCTACTTTACCCAGCCACAAGACCCATTTCGGCTTCGCATCTTTTTTGAAGTACTCCGCTGTTACTACCTTATCATGCACTACAAAAAGTAAAGCAGCCTTTACATGGGTTACTTCGGGGAAATACCTAAACACCATCAATGCCATTAGTTCTAACTGGTCTGTATCAGGATACTTTGCGCTACCTGTCTTGTAGTCACCGATGTATGCCGTGCCTTTTTCTTTGTCTACAATAACGATGTCAGCAATACCGCGAATGAAAACGTTGTCGCCTAAGAATTCACACGGGTCTAAGTTATCATCAAGCGCCATCTCAAACTCAGGTAACTTCTCGCCTTCAATATCCATCAATGCATCTACTATCGGTTGGAACCTTGAGTGAGGTCCTAATGGTTTGTTCTCGCCAATATAATCTTCAAGTGCCTGATGAACGTCTTTCCCATACATGATTGCTTCTGTTTCGGGGAACGGCCATTTCTTTAGTATCCGTGTTTCATAATACTGTCGTTGGCAATTCTTGAATGCTTTTATTGCTGAGTAACTGTATGCCATTAGCTTGTAAACCCCCTTAATATTTCACGAACTTGCTCGCATGTTATTGCACGTGCAAACCTATAATTAATATGTTCATCTTCCCTAATCCATTTTGCCATTGCTCCCACTGACGCTGCGTTTCTATTAATCTTTACATTGTCCACCGACTCAATAATGTCACAATAAAATTCAACCTCTATTACATCCTCTGCATGCGTATACCTTTTTGGCGGTCGTACATAGGGCGTTAGTTTTGCAATCTCTTTTGTACTTAGTATCTTAGGTTCTGTTCTAGCAACGTTTACCTTAAGCGCTTTCGCTTTCTTTTCTTTCTGTATCATTACTTCTATTTCATCTGACCAAAAATGTTGTGGCGCTGAGAGAACTGCGTCGTGTTTTTCTTGGCTTACGGGTTGCTCCCCTGTGCTTCGCCCATACCCCATTGATACGTTATGTAATGCCGTTTGTCCTTGGTCTATGTTGTGTTGAATCATCGCAACGATAGCAATTGCATCTGCATCGTCATACCCATTGTCTTCATAGCAAGCTGTTCCACTATTTACTAGGTAATTAGAACGTCTTCTGCAAGAGTTATCGCTTTTCCTATATAGTCCAAACCCCTGTGCATTACCACTACTTAGCGTTGCCATATCGTTTACCTGAACCAACTTCACAGTCTAGAGGTAGGCCATTAGCCCAGCTCGGTGGAGTACGCATTACCTGTGTAATGAAAGCCTTAGCTTCCTCTACTTGTTCATCAGGCACTATACATATTACCTCATCGTGTACCAACCCAGCAACTGTGTATTTCTTAGCGATATTCATCGTATGCTCTGCCATAATGTCACGTGCAAGGCTCTGTGTCGTGCGTTGGAATACTTTGGCACCATAGACCTTATCACGCATTGTAGCTCTGCCACGGCGCACCTCGTAGTGCCACTCGTCACCCTTGAGTCCTGTATCGACTGTCAGCTTAGGATAGGGTAATGACAACCCGTTTGGTTTAACAATGCCTGCCGTACCTAGTACGGGTAAGAACCCAAATACTGTATGCGACTCATCATTCTTAATCCATTCCAGTACCTGACCGCCTTCCTTCCACGCATCAACTACATTGGTATTCTTATCACGGTACAAGTCTTTCAATCGCTCTGCTTCGTTAGCCGTAACAGTTGTCTTGCCCTTGCTTTGGATACGGATAGTTTCCCGTAGCTTCAATGAGCCTGTGCCGTAAATCAAACTCAAGCAACATACCTTAGCAATGAACCGTTCGATACTGTCCTTACCAATCTTATCGTAAGCAATGTTAAACGCCTCTGATGCAAACACACGATACAAATCCATGCCATCTACAATCTGCTGTATCGCATTGTGCTGACCTGCCAACCACATACCCAAGCGCAACTCAATGTTACTCAAGTCAGCTACTACTAACTGATGCCCTGCAGGTGCCATGATTGATTTACGTAGCGTTGAACCACGTGGTAAGTTCTGTGGGTTAGTATCAAAGCCTGACCAACGATGCGTAATCATTGCACCTGAGTACTTCAATGAAAACGGATACGCACCACGAGCCGCGATATTAGCAAATGCCTCAGTACGTTTCTCTCCAATCGTAGACTTAGCCGCAAGCCTAGTGGTCACCATCGTAGCAATCATTGGGTCTTCACTATCCATCAGGTCAGTAAACTCTTCGTCAGTCTTAGCGAATGCCCATGCTTCTTTCTTGGTCTTGTCGCTCACCTTAGTAGGCGGTTCAACACCTCGTGACTTGAGTAACTCTGCAAACTTATCGTTGCTCATTAGCTGTGTCTTAAGCGAGTCTTCATTCTTAACACCTAGCAAGTTCATCAGGGTCAGTAATGAGCCACGCTTCTCAGCACGGATATTCATCAAATCATCTACTAACATCTTTTCATCAAGCAATAGTTGTGGCTCCGCGAACATACGGATAGTCAGGTCGATAACTCTTAGCTCGCTCTTAGGGAAGTTAGGAAGCATCTTGTTGAACACGTTGTAGCAAATCTCCACGTCATGCTTACAGTAAATGCCATACTCTTCCATCTCTAGTGGGTGGAAGTCAGCACGGTGTTTACCAAGCGCTGTGAGGACCGCTGTGCCCTTATCTTCTTCTCCGTATACCTTTGCTAGGTTTGCTAGTGATGACGACTCCATAAGCCCGTGTATAGCGTTAGCCATACTCATAGTATCTAAGTAGCCTGCGGGTTTAATTCCGAATTGCCAGTTCAAGATAGCCGCATCAAATGCAGTGTTCTGAGCTAGTAATAGGTGGTCACCCCAAGGTAATGATGCTAGGTGTTTCTTGATGGTTGCCTTAGTGCCTGTTACCCATTCAATCGGACCGTCATTAACCTTAGTAGCTACACCAATCGTTTCAAACAATGGGCTACGTACATACTCTTCTGTGGTTATCTTAGAGAGGCTGAAGTCTTTATCGTAGTAGCTTTCAAAATCCAAGCATATGATATTCATCTGCCTGCCCCTGTTGTTCCCATCATCGGGTGTGGGCTAACTACGCCTATGGTATTAATTGCCTTACCCTCTGTACGTAATGTAACCGTACCGAACCCTGATTCATCCATAACTACGCCATATTTACTAGGGTTAATCAGTTCGTCATTGAACTCCAAATCCCATTTCTCTACTTGCTTAAACTCAACCATCTCATTCCAACGCCTGTGCAAGTCTTGTAAATCTTCTGCGTGACACATATTAGCTAACGATGCGTATAGCTGATTGATTTTTGATGTAGTGCCACGCTCATAAGCTATCTTTAGTAGGTCATCTATTCGTTTTTGCATTTGTCTTTCTCCTTAAATTATCCAGAATATACGGTCACCAATACGCACACCTAATGTATCGGATATCGTTGGGTCATCAGGACTTGTCCACATAAGTTGTTTTAGTTTATTTTTTATTTCTAGTGGGATAGCTTCGATGTTTTTATAATACACACCTTTATCTATACCCCCATCACTGGTATTTTCTATCTTGTACTTACCTTTATCTAACTTATATATCACACAACTAAACATCAATTCCCTCTTCGTTTCTGCCAATCAGTCTGACAATCAGGGTTGCACCACCGCAAGCCAAACCCTAATGGTTCATAACAGTTCAGGCATTCGCCTGTCGCCTCTGCTTCTAGCACGGGCTTTTTACCGTACTTCCGCCTAAGCATGTCTTCGTTTTCCATGTGGGATTGGGCTAAGTCTGCGTCATCACTCATTACTTCTTCCTTTATAGTTATCTCTAATGTCATTTACTAAATCATCAAAGGATAACTCATCTTTGCCTTTATCAAACTCAATCGAGAATAAATATCTTGGCTTGTCAAAATTAACTACACAATGCGGTACCTGAGTATTAAATATAGTATAGGTATCAGGGTTGTATCTAAATGGATACACATTTTTAACCGTGTGGGTAGGCGTGTTCGTAAACATGCAAACACTCGTTCCTTCAAAACTAAGTAGTAAGTTTACTCCAACTCCACGCCTGTCGTCTATATGCCAATCGTATTGAGTGAATGGTTCCATCTTTAGTACGCCTGCCTTATACCCATACTCGCTATCAAGCCATTGTAAGAAACGGTCTTTAAATAATATTTCAAACGGCACAGGCTTAGTCATAAAGTTATAGTACGGTTGCCATTCAGTACTATCGTTAGCGATGTCCAGTAAGTCCAATGCAATGACTGACTTGTTATGTAGTTCTACTGTTACTTCTATTCCGTCCTTAGAATGTTGCATCTAGTATGCTCCTCACTACGTCTATGTTATCTTCATTTACAACAACCGTATCACCACCTGCTATGATTATATTTTGTAACTCACGCAGTTGTAATGCAGTAGGTGTATTCTTTTTGGCTTTGCACTCTATACCAATGAAGTGCCCTTTAAAGCATACGATAATATCAGGTACTCCACTACGACCAAAGCCCCCAGTAGCAGGGTAAAAGTAATACGCACCGTATTCATCTAGTATTTTAGCTACTGCGTTCTTTACTTTTTTCTCAGGAGTCAATGCCATCGTCAGCCTCCATCTTTTTAATCCTACGGGCTAAGTACCACGCTGCTTTTTTCAAATCCTTTAGCGCATCTTCTTTGTACTCATGTCGTAAGATGTATTTTCCAACATTAAACAACAACGGGTCGGTAGGGAAGAACTCCTCAAGCACATCGATAACTTCCCACTTGTGTTGCGTATAGTGTGTTGGGCTATTAACATCATCAGGTTCTTTTGGTACATGCCCTAAGTTTAGCTCACGTTGCTTCTCATACTCAATCTCAAATCGTTGCGCTTCGTTACGTAGTCTTACTCGCTCTGATACTGGCTTCCATAGTTCACTCATGATGCCACCTCTAGTTCGTCAATGTCTATCTCTGTTTCTTTATCGTTAGGAAGCCTAGCCATCACGCTAGTAGGGAAGTGTCCTGCACGTAGTATCTCAACTACACACTCGCCTTTCTTCCACCACACCCATTGTGGCATTGTGCGTTTAACTTTCATATTGCATCTCCTTGAACTAAAGTCTTACCTATTTTTAATGTGCATTGTTGTACTTCTTTGATTGCATAATTAGGTACTACACAAGTTACATATAACCAACCACATAATAATCCTGCTACGAATGTATTAATCATCTTTATATACCCTCACCATAACATCGATAATTAAAATAAATACAAAGCCAGCCCACCAAAAATTAGGTGCTTGGTTAGCCCAAAGAAGAAACGCTGTCATGTAGTAAATCATTTGCGGCTATCCTTTATAAAGTTATAGGTTACGAAACACATACCAACACACATAACCCAAGTCAATATAAGTATTGGTACAAAAAGTAAAATGTCTATGATATTACATTGCATTGTTTTTCTCCTTTAACTTAGCTTCAATGGTACGAGCAAAATTAATTACCCAATCACCAAAGTCTGTTTTATCATATAGTTCACATATCTCATCATCACTCAGTCCTTGCCATTCTTTTGATAGCCTATCTATCTCGGCTTGTGCGTTTCTTAAGACTTCTGCTACTTCTTTTAAATCCCAATTTTTACCTTGCTCTAAAAAGTCAGCTAGTATAAGTGTCCACGGCATCATCTATTCCTCTCGTACTGTTCTTTGTCATGTTTCATTGCGTCCATACCACGCCTAAGTAATAATTCAAAGCCCAACTGCATAAGATATGCCCTGCCTTCATCATCACAGTCTAGAACCACATCTCCACTACCATCGGGGTTATCCCTAATCTCACCTACGATATCAATTTTCATCTGCTTGTCTCCTTTGGTTAGCCATCTGACTTGCTTATCTAACTGTTTGATACGTTCATATAAGGTTTTCTTTTCGTCCATTTCATCTTCCCTCTCGGTAACATATATTACATTTTGCAAGTTTATGCGGTGATTATTACCGCTCGGTATGTATATACAATGTATATACTTTATTTAAACTGCCCCATCACAGACATAAATATTCGGTGGGCTTCACCTGCATCTTCAATGGTTTTACCCATATAAATAAACCCAGTATTAGTGATGCGTAATACCTCTGTACCATTGCTTGGTTTTAATATAATTTCACCATTCGATACAGGCTTACCAATACTTACTGTTCCATCATCGTGAATAGTAGCCCTTGATTTATCTACTGTTGCTTGAAGCATCTTTATGTGGGCTGTTGTCATGTGTTCCTCTCCCTTATTGCTTTTTCAATATTTTTTAATGTTGCGTTTATAGCTACTAAAATAAAATAAATAGCAAGCAATCCAAAAACAATTCCTATCGTACTCATGTGTTCCTCTCCTTTAAAGTGCGGTCAATCAATCTAATAAAATCTTCAAGCGATATATCACTTACATTAAAAAATATAGCTTTGTCCTTTATCTCATCATCACTCAGTCCTTGCCATTCTTTTGGTTGTTTTAGTGCTTCTTTGCAAGCCTTAACTGCCTTTGTATGGTCTGTTCCATATAGCAACGCTTCAATTGCCATCTTTAATGGTTCATCTTTAGTCATCTTGTACCTCAATCTTTCCTATTAATGGCATTGCTGAAGTTTTATCCCATTCTGTACTAAATTCAATTTTCCCAAATCTAGTGTCAATATAAGCATATAAATACTTATTCTTTTTAAACCTAAAGGGTTGTCCTGATGCAATTACTTCTACTGGTTGTGGTTTGATGCGGTATTGATATTCAACTGTTTCCCATTCAGGATTTGTATCTGCTGTCCATTCAGACCAATCCCATTCGCCATGACCAGTTTGGCATAACATTGATACTTCAATCTCTGCCCCATCAGCCCACGCTTTTATTTCTTTTGCCCATTTGTGTTGTTTCATTTTGTCTAATCCTTTATTATTTTCACGTGCCGTGAACATTCTCATTCGTTATACAAATTAGTTAGTGTTGAATAAAACCTGTTTTATTACAAGCTACGAATGTTGTCTTTAATACTTCACTATCTAGAAAAACTACATACTTTATCTAGCAAACATTGCTCACCCTATATGCCTCAAACCCAATGCTAGTAAGGCTTTCAAGCGTAGGCTCGTCAGATAAAGTGTGGACTATTATCTCTAACCCCTCTATTCATTATCTATAAATGTATCTATTAACTAGCATTTAAAGCCTTTAAGTACACATTTATAGCTATTACCCACCATAGTAATCAATCAATACAAGCAATGCTTTCTTTACTTTCTTATCCTGTTTAACATCATCAGGGTGCGTAGATACAAATTTATTCTCTACTAAGTCTAAGCTTTGTTTAAGGTATCCAAGTACCACAGAGTCAAGTACGGTATACATTGGGTCGTTATCATCTAAATCTATACTGATTTTCATTTCGTTTCTCCATTAGGGATTACTCGGTAGAACTTCACATACTTCCATTCCAAGTTGCCTGCCAATTCTTTGAATGACTTAGATGCCCATGTTTCAACTTCAATCAATTCGTAGGGGCTAACAGGGCACTCAGGACTTTCATCGTGCTTCTTCCATTCGTAATGCTCGCCTGTCGGACCGTTCTGACCTATCACATCTATGCGCCCCTCGTCCCAATCGGGGTCAGGGTCACGTTCGGTTGGTTCTTTCTTGCGAAAGATTAAATCAAATCTATCCTCAGCTTCTTTAGAGAATACGCCTTTAGTTTGTATCTTATCCCCTGTGATTTCATTGCGGTTCTTAATCATCACTTACTCCAAAGTATTTAATGAGTATGCCCAATGCTTTAATTACTTCCTTATCTGACTCAGCATCGTCAGCATGTCTTGAACTCCATTTGTGCATATCGTCACGTGTGCTTTTTAGGTGTGCTAACACGATAGTATCCATCAACTCATACACCGCGCCATCATCATCAAACTCTATACTTAATTTCATGCTAGTAACTCCTTATAAATTCTCCCAGTTTTGGGAGCTATGTTTGTGTAACCCATACGAAACGCTAATTTAAAATCATCTGCTAATCCTTCGGGTAGGATAATAGGGTCAGTCATATCACCTGCATCATCAGGTTCGATATCGTAGATTGAGTAGTATGTAGCTTTACCTGACCCATACTTGAATATCCGCTTATCCCTTGCTAGTGCCGCTAATCCTAACTGCACGTTAGACCTAGAGAAGCCTTGACGGATTAAGCTAACCGATGTTCTGTTAGCAAGTCTTATCTCCCCTACTAATTGTTCACGCACCGCCATTATCTCAGGGGTTACATAAGCCATACATATGCTCCTATGCTTATCAGCAGTACTAGATAGGCTACTTCTAGTTTACTATTCCGTTTAATACGTTCGTCTGCGAAAGCTACGCTTGCGTACCTATCTTTACGTTGGAATTTAATATTGCGTTCGTCCCATTGCTCACGGTATTTGTTTTGCATTTTAGTTCTCCGAAAATTAAGCACTCGTTCTTTGCGAGGCGTGTTGATAATAATATCACAAAGTTAATTCTTTTACATTAATTGTTGTACCTACTGGAATGTTAGGTGTAGGTTTGTTATTGACTACCAACCATAGCACTGGAATACCATCCCAATTACCCACATCAGCAGAATAAAACTCACCATCTGTAATAACCACCGCGCATACATAATCATCACGTTTCTCCTCCTTATCTATCCACTCAGTAATACAAGATGGGCTAGTACCCCCACCACCAATAGGCTTAACAGCGTTAGCTAGTGTGTCCATAGCACCGCGCTCAAAACTATCCACGCCTACTACCTTACTACCCCACCATGCGATGTCCAAGCCACTAGGGTTAATCTCATTACATAGGTGTTGCATATGCCCTAAGAACACAGACAGCGTTGTGTCACCGATAGACCCTGACGTATCGCCTGCAATAAGAACTCTGCCTATGGCTTCGCTATATGGCGCTGGGATATACAAATCATATGCTACATAAGTACGGTGTGGTCTACGCCATGTTTGTTTGTCAGCCCCACAACATACAGTCTTAACAAACTCTGACACGTAGCTACGCCAATCAACTTCGGGTACTAGCATCTCTGTAATGGTACGTGGCATATTAGCCCCGATGTTCCCTGCCAATGTAGCTTGACGCAAGGCATTGTCTACCTGTACTTCAATCTCCTTAGCATCAGCTTCACTAATACTCTCGGCTTCTTCCCAATCATGTTGGTCGTGTCCTTGCTCAGGCGAGTCCTTAGCTTCTTTCATCAAGTCATCAAACACAGCCTTAACATTCCATACATCAGGGTCAGCGTACTTAGGCATATAGATACCGCCCTCAACGAACTTAAGCCCTTGCTTGCCGTATAGGTACTGGGTGTTAATGACTGCATCGCAAGCGATGTTTGCAAGCATTGGGTTTAACTTCCATAAACTCTGCCATACGAACAGATGTCTAAACATCTTATGGAAGTTCTCATGTAGTACGATAAACAATACCTGTGGTAGCACTAAGTCCTCAATGAATGTACGGCTATATATCTCATTCAGTCCATCAGTCGCGGCTGTCTTGCATTCATGGTCGTCATCTACAATCGCAGTAGTACCCATCATGACAATACCTGCCATCCACTTCCAATCAGGGCTGTTCATGATACTAACCTTGACCTTGCTAATCATCTGTTCTGCATTTAGTCCATCTGTTCTCATTTTAAATACTCCAATCCATTAGCTGTTAAATGATAGCGCCATGCCCCATTTACATCTGTCGTGTACGCAGGGTTTGTGCCATGAATTCCTACTAGATACCCTTTCCGCGCCATGTAGCCAAAGTCAATCTTGCCATTAAGCCCTGCTTGTTGTACTTCACGCCATGTCACATCATCACGAGTACCAAATCGTATTAACCATTCGGTAAGATGCTCTTTAATATACTCTTTCATTTTAAATACTCCAATGCTTTATCGGTCAATCGAAACTGTAAGTGTGTAAGCACACTGCTATCTTTACGCTCTATGTACTTATGGTGTTCGTTATGCTGTATGAGTACATAGTCTTGTATCTCATGCCAATCAACCCACTCAGTTCCATGCTTAACTAACATCTCAGTAAGCACAGCTTTATGGCTAGCAACACGGTCAAAGTCTTCCATATCAAAACCAATCGGCGATTACGCCATCTACTTTAAGTTTGACTTCATCACGTGCACCATCACGCCTAATCTCGCTAGCATCAACGCCTAGTAATGCTGACTCTAACCCTGCACGTGCCTTCTCTAGCTTAGGGTCGTTAGTAACATTTAAGCGCTTGAGCATATCGCATAGGTCAACAGCATTGTCCACCATTGTATCACGGAATATCCTAGCCTTGCCATCGTCATCATAACCAAGCCTGTCACTCATATGTTTAAGCGTGTCATGCAAGCGTGTCCATAAGTCTTGATTAACACTTGCCACTCGTTCGTTGAACATGGCTTCATACTCTTTCTTCATGTCATCAACAATCTCATTGGTCGCATCAATCCTAAAGTCACCCGTAGTAGGCAATGGTAGAAAGGTAACCTTAAACCTAAACTTATCCTTGATGTCATTGACTGATGGGAACTCATTACGGTCAAACAATGCGCCTAACTGAAATGCCTGTGCGCTAATCAAGTTAGGGTAATCACGTAGGAACTCAGTAACAAGCGTTACAAACGTGACTTCACATTCATTAACCCATTGTTTTAACTCAAAGAATTGAGCCATAGGGGTTAGGCGTTGTCCGCTATTAGACCAAGGCAATGTCATCTCATAAAATTCATTACGCTTGATAGCAACAAAGTCAGTAACCTTTTTAAGGTTGTTCATGCCTGCTAGTAGGTTCTTATTAACGCGAGCCGCATCATCGCTGTGCGCTCCCTTACTTAGCTTAACTTCTTTAGACGCAACCTTATCTAGCTTACGTGCCGCCCATGTTGATATGTTTAATTCTACTAATACTGCATTCATTGTAGTCATTATCTTTTCTCCTTAAGGTATGTAACACCTTTTTGTGTTAGTAAGTAAATCCCGTCATCTGTTGCTATCAAATCTAATCGCTGTGCCTTGAACCATGTTGCATCGTCAACTATCATATTAATTTCATTCCCTTTAACTTTGCTAGTGCCGTGCTTAACTAGCCACTCCATTAGAAATGGTATCATCAGTCCTCTGCTCATTACAAAATCCAGCTATTTTCTATTGCGAAGGCTCGCACCTGTTGGTTCTTAAGCGCGATGTTCTTAATCTTCTCAGTAGATGTGACTGTCTTTATCCACGTGCTAGTTACTTCTTTAGGTAATCGTAGGAAGTAAGTCGCAAACGCATCCATGTTGCTCGCATCTATGTACTGCAATGACTTGAACGTAATCATTAGCTGAGCAGGCGCACTCTTAGGCACACGCGCATTACTAGGGTTAGTCACAATGTCATCCAGTGCAGGCAGGTCGTAGCCCATCGCAAACATAGCGCTCATGTCTAACGCTGCTTTCATGCCTACTGTACCAATCAATGCTTTAGTCAGTAACGCCTCACCCGTTACATCCATGTTGCGTGTTTGATGTGATGCCTTCTCCAACGTACGCATACAAACGTATGCCATGTTGTTATGCTGTGGGTGGTAGATGTAATGAAAAATACCTTGCCCATCTTTGTGCATACGTGCATCAAACTCCGTGTCCTTGTATGAATGGAATATCGCAGGATTTTGCTTAGCCCATGTCACAACAAGTTCATGTACGTCATTGTTGATAGCCCAATCTATCCACTCATCTTGAGTAGACTTACGCATAGGTATTCTAGTAACGCGACTATTTGTATGCCCATTAGTTCTATCCCCTACGCCATCTGTCTGAAAGTTGGTCGTACCAAAAACGATACTACCTTGTGGTAACTTGTAGTCACCAACCATCTGCTCAAGCATTAGGCGGTTCATCATTAGCTTCACGTAGTCAGAACCCTTGAACACCTCATCAAGCATGATAACTTTAGGCTTCTTGTCGTCAGTACCTAGCCATATCTCGTTGATGAATGCTTTGGTCACTTGTCTTTCATGGTCAGGCATTGATAGCGCGATGTCAGGTATGTCCTTTAATGGCACGTCAATATAGATGTAGTCATAAGCATCACCCATTTGTTTTTTCAACGTACCAAGAATGGCACTCTTACCAATTCCGGGTTCTCCCTCAACGACATAGGTTACCTTTGTACCATTAGCCTTGATTAATAAAGCAGCTTCCGTGTGGTTCACGGCAAAGCTGTATGCGTTTGTTGTACTCATTTTTGTTCTCCTTTGCCTTGTGTTTTCATCCACTTAATGCATGCTAATGCTTCTGCTTTGGTATCAAACGTGTTGTTACCTTTTGCGTCATACCCATAATCGCCATCTTCATCTACAACTGAATAAGCAGTAATCTTAACTTCTTCAATAACGTACTTAACTGTCATGTCGTTCTCCTATATCAAACTAAATAATAAATAAGTTAAGCCCCATACTACGGCTAGTACTACCCATGCAATTACTAACATCTTTATGTTGTTCATTATCTATTCCCCGTTTCAATGTTTAGGTCTAGCCTGTCGCTTAGATTAGTATCCAATTCAAATGGGTATATCTCCCCATCCATCCAAACAAATACAGGCATCTCTTTATGCTCAATCGCTTGTAGCTCTGCTATCAATTCAGCTATTGTCATGTTGCATCTCCTTGTTAATTTTACTCATCAGACCTAAGTCAATCCAACATGAGGTGTCTACCTCATCACCGAACACCACGTAGGCACTAGCTTTATATCGCCCATTGTCTGTGAACTCACCACCGAATACATTGATGTCAAACGTAATGCCCCTGTGCGTGATAGCTGACCACGTATCTTCTACGTGCCTGTCCTCATTCCATAGGCGCAAAGCCTCACGCTTTAGTACGTAATCTAATTCATTCATTTTGCTAACTCCTTTTTAACTTCAATCGTATAAAAGTCTTCATCACATTTTTTGCAGTAGTGTGCATATCCCTCCGTTACTATTTTGCCTTGTAGTAACTTTGTGCCACACTTAGGGCATTTATATTCAGTCATTTTGCTAACTCCTTTCTATAGTGTTTAATAATCGCATCTGCAAATGCCTGTAACTCATCACTGCTAAAGATGTATTCTCTGTAATTATCAATTGGATAATCGTCAAAAGTTTCTGTGTCTAGTGCTGTCTTAACAGCAATACGTTTAATCGTCTTGATGTTCATGGTTATCTCCTTTTACGTAATCAAGTTTCATGCGTAGGCAATCTTTGTACCCACCATAAAACATTACTCGGTATCCGTTGCGCACTTCACTACCTTTGCACACAATCGGGTTATTAAATCTGTCTAGCTGAAGCGTATACATCACTCGTTCTCCTCAATTTCAACACAATCGGCTACCCAAACACGGTTACTAAATATTGCATACGCTTCATCAGCGCTCAATGCTTGCCATGCTTTCTCGTTGGCTTGTGATTGGTTCTCTGCCTCTACTTCTATTTCAAAGTCGGGAACAGCTATGTTTACTTGGTACTTTTTCATTACATTCTCCTTGTGCCAAGCCGATATATGTCGGCTAGGCGTGTTACCACAAAAGCATATCTAAATCACGTTGATGAGATGGCAATACATCAACATCTCTGTGCTCAAAACATGCGTGTATATACTCCTTTACCCAATTATTCAACATCATGTGTGTATCTACTACGGGCGTTACCCGTCTGTTCCAACGAGGTTGTCGTTTATGCTTGAGTGTCGTCATCTTCATGCCCCTCTATTATCATGTTCATAAACATTTTAGCTTCATCAAGCAAGCGACTAGCCCTCATGAGGTTGTATCTATACCATGCTGACCTCACCATGAAGTATGCCGATAACATTACAGCACCAAAGGCAAACCAATTAGCTTGCATGAATGCAAGTACCATGAGCAGTACTGTTAGTGCGGTGTAGCCCACATTATCCCATCTGATTGTTCTCATGTTAGCGCATCCCCACATCTAAGCGGTTGTACGGGTCATGCTCATCATATGTTTCAATCTCTGCATACGATGCCCCATGCTGTGCCTCTAGTAACTGGTCAGCCATATCCTGTAACAAGAACGCTACTTCGTATGGGTCAGCCGCGAGTACCCAATCAGCTAGGTCGGTGTTAGTACACTCTAACAGCTCGTCAGTCGTAGGTATCTCATACGGATTTAAGCCTGTGCTAAGCGTAGCTTTCTTGCTTGTGCTACCCCAATTACCATAGCTACCATACCCAAAGCCGTACTTACTTTGAGTGTACTCACGTACTAACGGGTCACGTACTACGGGTAAGGTAATGCTACCCCAATCTAGTGCACACACAGCATCGCGCAACGCAAGTGCATATACGGTGTCAAGTGTTTCGCTACTGCCATGCTCATTCTCATAGCCAATGCTTATGTTTACACACTCTGGAATGATGTCCATGTACTCAGCCGTATCGGTATATACACCAGTAGGGTCTAACTCATGTCGCATACCAAATAGGTTAATGAGTGTCGTACCTAACTCATCGCTACACGCTCTCTCACCCCGTTGATGGGTAATGATTGATGTAGTGCCTCGTCTGTCAAACGCAATCGCATGAGTGAATGTAGCTAGCCAATCGGTATGGTGTAATGCCATAGCACTACTACCCCAACAACCAATCTCCTCACCACGATGGAATATGTACGTACCTGCCACATCAGCCTTAATCATCTCCATCATCAGCCATGCACCTGCACCATCATCAGCACCTAGACAATCACAATCGGCATTGACAAACGCTACGCCATCATCTGACACCCACACTTCTTGGCGTGCATCGCCACTCGTTCTTGCTCTGTGCATAGTATCCACGTGACAAGACCATAAGACTTTGCTATGCCCGTGCGTATTCTCTACCACGTAGGCTATTACCTCTTGCGCCTCATTAAAGAATGGCGTAGGGTTTAGCGGATAGATGTAGTCCTCAATGAAGTCACGCTCACCCTCGCTGTTATGTTGGCGCATAGTGCTAAGTATGTTAATTAAATTTTCCATTATATTTCTCCATTATCAAAGTCAAGTTCAGCTTGTAGTTTCTCTTGGTCATCTTCATGACATGTAGTGTCATCACTCAATGTAGCTACATCATCTTTATGCGCGTACTCATTCCCATCACTATCGGGGTGGTGTAGGAGTGTGCATAGGTCAGTCGCTATCAACCCTCTTAACGTAGTAGTCAAGTCATCTATATGTAACCACTCCTCGCTCTCCTCACACCAATAGATGTCATGGTTGTGTATCGTTTCAATCAAGTAATAGTTATCACCGACACGCACGCAATCATCAGCAGGGTAGTACTCTTCATAACGGTGTCCATACGCATAGGTGTAATCGTTATCTCTACACTGCTCGCACACTTGAACACCTGCCGATTCAATGTAGGTCATGTCATCTTCATCATAGCTATCGCCACACTCATCACACGAGCATTGGTTACTAGACTCGGTTATCCCATTGGTATTGGTAGCCTCATACTCACCATCACCCACACGTAAGAACTGCACACCATTGATGTATGTAGTACCCACATTCTGCTCACCACCATTACCGCTATCAAGGTATGGGCATACGAATGAATTGCTATCATAAACAATAGCTTGCAAGATAACTCCGTCTAATGTAGTGTGGTTCTCATAGCCATTAGACTTTAGGTAGTCAAGTAAGTACCTACCCTCAGCATAGCCATTGTCATCGGGGTATACACGTATGTACCCACGCTCATCGTCATCACCATCACGTACAATACATCTTGCTACAATGTCAGCCCCATCAAACACATAGGCTAGGCGTAAGGTACTGTGCTCATTGGCGTATATCCGTACTGCCCTCTCGTTTTGCATGCATGAGTTTACCTTGTCACTCTGATATACACTCACCCACCCATTAGGGTCATCTTTCTCAATGAACCGAACTTCCCACCCATTACGTGATGCTATGTTTGCTGTGTGTTTCTCAGCTATGTTTTTAATGCTTACCTCTGATAGACCTAACACCTCGCGGTATGTAGTCAAGTACTTACCTAGTTTAGTGCGTACCTCTCTGCCCTCACGCATATGACGTATGGTTGGGTAGTATGCGACTTGAGATGGATTGTCCACGCTGATATGTAACAGGTGTAGCCTGTTCATCAAATCAAACGCGCTGTGTATTGACATATCGGGTGCTAGGTTACCCATAGTCAGGCGTTCCCACTTGCCATTGTTTAGATTATCCCACGCCGTGTATAGGCTTGGTTCTGCCATACGTAGCGCGTTGCCGTGTGCTAAGCGTAGCGCACCAATGTAGTCAATCATAGGCTGAAATTCTAGTGGGGTAACAGGTGTGCGATTAGCTTGTTTATTAACTATTGCGCGTAACTTGCCTATTGCGTGTCCTTCATTTAATTGAGATGGGCGTAGTTTGACGTAATAGAAGTCACTGTTATGCCAATGAATATGGCTTGATGGTTTCATGTTGTCCTGTATCTGTTGGTGTACGTAGTAGGCTATCGTACCCTTGCTTGATTCCTTAACCTCTAAGTACTTAGCTAGTAACGCAGGTGCTACTGGTATTTCGCATTTGTTACACATGATATTATTCTCCGTAGTGGTAAAAAAGCCTAGCCGATATATGTCGGCTAGGCGGAAGTAAATCTCGTTATAGCTCTACTTCTTAATATCTATTATACACCTAATATCTCCTTATGTCAAGCGTTATCTTTGTGTGTCATTAGTCCCAGTTTGCAAGCAAATCTACTACCTTAGCGTCACGTTGTTCTTGCGTTAGTGGTGTGGGAACGAGTGGTGGGGTCACGGTCGTGGTTGGTGTATCCGCGTGTAACCAATTAGCGTGTCGTTTAATAGCCAAGCGTACCGCGTTTTGATGCCATTTATATTCCTTGCCTACCTCTTTGAAGGTCTGTCCGCTTGCGATTTTCTCGTACATCTCTTTGTCGCGTAGGTGTTTCAGCATTGGCGTTGATACCATGTTACGGTCAATCACGTTGCTATCCTGTGTGAGAATGAGTTCGCGAATAGCTTCAATTCCGTAATGCTCATCATATATGCGGTAGTAACCTACTGAGGGTACACGGTTTGGGTTTGGGTATGAAATGCGTACTTTGTCCCCTACTTTGAATGAACTATAAGGTAAATGCCGTGTATAAATAAGCACATTGTCTGCATCAAAACCTAGAATACTTAATAATAAATCACCCATGTTTATTTCTCCTTGTGGTTGGTGTTACGTGATTGAAATATACTCCGAAACCGTAACATGGTCAAACGAAACCGTAACCCTGTCAACAAACTGTCACCAAGCTGTCAACAAACCTACCCTGTAACCGTAACAAACCGTAACCGTAACAAGCTGTCAACAAACCGTAACTGAAACCGAAACTGTCAACAAAAGGGGGTGTTACATGATGTTACGGAAACGGTGATACCGTAACGCTTTTTTGTTACATGATTGCTGTACGCCTAGGGGAGCAACGGGTAGAGGGCTGTTTTGGGGTCTAAATTGAGCGAGTCACGAAAAAAACATAGTCTGCTAGGAATACGCAGAACGAGTGCCGCAATCATGTAACACTGCACTTTTTGTTACGGTTACGGTATTGTTCTTTTATTTTTAGGAGAATTATATATTATTATATGTAACATGTAACACGCGCCCGCTAATGCACGCTATGACTGGGTTTGAGTGCGATACAGAGCACTATGCGTTACGGTATCAGCGTATCACGGATTATGTAACACCGCACTATGACTGGGTCTTCATGTTACAGGTTGTTGACGGAATGAATGACCACTAACCTCACAACCCAATCATACTGTCTGTCACGTCAATTATGTAACGCTTTTTAAAACCCCCTCAGAACGAGTGCGCCACACAGCCGACCCGATATATGTCGGCTAGGCTTACCATGTACCTACCACAGATAGCACCGCTTGTCAAGGGGCATCACACCATCGCATAATGAGCGCGCGTGGCGCGACCCGACCTGCACACTGGCTGACTGACTTTTCGCTCGCTGGCTCGCTTGCTGATTGTCACTCGTTCCTTAAAAAAAGCCAAAAAAAAACCCACTCCGTAGAGTGGGTTCGTACTGCGGTGAAATCTATTTCAGGATTAACTGAAGTGTTGCGATGTAAGCGGCAGTTGCTTGCTCCACATCTTTGATTTTACCTGACGGGATAAAGTTGCGATATGCGTCAAGGTTTGCATTTTCTTTTGCAATCCACGCATCACGAAGTTGCACGATGGTTTGCTTAACTTCTGCAGTTGCCTTAGCCTTTGGCGCTACTGCCTTAACCTTAGCCTTGCTAGTTGCCTTAGCCTTAGCATTGGCGGTAGTTGATACTGCCCACTTGAAACCCTTTGGCGCTACTGCCTTAACTTGGCGCATGACCCAGCTTTGCGCGGTTTCAAGTTTGAATGGTACGCCTGACAATGTGGCTTGCAATGATTGGTACGCTAGCGCCACATCTTTCTTGGCTTTCTTTTGCGCTGTCAATGTAGTGCACTGACTAACATATAAACACGCTGTAATTAATTGACTACGGACTGCCACACCATTGGACTTGATACCTACCAATGACGCATTAAAATCCTCAATAGATACAACAACAAGAACAGCAGGTACAGCTTTAGCTTTAGTATTAGACATGATATATCCTTTATATTGTACGACTGCATGATTGCTGTCGATGTGTTCACTATACTCCCATATCAGATAATGTCAATAGCTATCACGCACGCTCAGCCGACATTCATCGGCTAGGCTAGGCGACCCCCTACCCCCGTTTTTCTCAATTTGGGCGCCTCCTTCCCCCCTCTCTATTTTGAAGCCACAATCCTATAATCTGGTATCATGACACCCCCCGATACCATTAGACTTAAGCCCTAAAAAAATTTATTTTTTATTTTTGGAATACTTGACCTTATCATCAATTATGAGGCACAATGCGCGATATGGCTTCGCAAAGAATACAACTATATGATTTGCTTGAGGGCGTTGTCCCTTACGAACCCCATTTACTACGTACACCAATGCGTACAGAGGACTTAATGCCTGAACTACTAACAAGTGCCGCTGCCAAAACAGCGAAAGACATACTGCGTAGAAGCGGTGCGCCAGACATGGAAGTAACAGACGAAGATGTGGAAAATGCTCACACGATGTTCTCCGGCTATATGGCAGGTAATCCCAATGCTATTGCCCAGCACAAACTACAAAAACCCGAAACCGTAATCAAACTAGAAGCCTTAGTAGCAGAATACGATTGGCGTGTCATCCAACACGCGGACCAAATACGAATGCTAGTAACAAATAAGTTACTAGGACTCTCAGACCATAAAGACCCAAAGGTGCAGTTGAAAGCAGTAGAACTGCTTGGTAAATTAGCCGACGTAGGGATGTTCGTCGAGAAGCAAGAGATAACCTACAAGCAGAAATCAGAAGAAGAATTACAGTCTTCACTCATGCAGAAGCTAGGATTACTTATTGAGGGCGAGCTTGTCGACGATACACCAGCACCTACACCTGCACCAAAAGCAACCCCAATCGTACGAGAAACAGTACCATTGCCAGTACTACCCGCCATAAACCTTACCGATATACTAGACGCACCATGATGGAAGCGCTAAAAGCTAA